GCAGCAGCATCTTCAATTAACATATCTAAGATTTCAAGGTCAATTTCCATTGAAATGTACTCACTCATGATGTTAGTTAATTCAGCTTCAGCATCAATGTTCTGGTAAGCAGCTAAATCTTGTGCAAATTCAGGTGTCCATACTGCTTTCAATTTCTTAGTTTTAGCTGTGATGGCTTGAGATTGCATTCTTACGTTAATCTCAGGGATAACGATTTGGGTATCAGACGCGGCGTTAGGAACAGCAAATGATCCTGAAGCTTCGAAATCACCACGACCAGATCCACTGAAATTGTTTCCACCAGAGAAAGTAGGAATACCAGAAGCATTACCAGCTTTTTCATAGAAAACAGTAGCTGAACCAGATAAGTTAGCAGCAGTAATACCAGTTGAACCAGTGTAGAAGAAAGAAATTGTACCAGCTTGAGGACCAGAATAAGTGTAAGTTGTAAAAGCTGGCAATAAAGAAGCAGAAGTAAAGGCAGCACCTGCAGCACCTGAACCTACTGTGTAATTTAATACGAAACCACGAACAGCATCTTGGTCAAAGCCAGATAAGATAGAAGCGGTAGTTACAGTTACTTTGTAGATTTGGTTAGCGGCTACAGAAGCTGAATAATCAGAATCGAAATTCAATTCACTCCAAGAAGCAGCAACTACAGTACCAGTTCCAGAAGATACAGTTGGTAAAGCAGCACCTGAGGTTGAACCTGTTAAGTTTAAAGAAGCTGAGAATTGGTTAGTAGCATAAGTAAAACGACCTTCAGGTCCACCATACAAACCACCTTCAGCGGCAGGAGTAGAGAATGGGAATTGAGAAGCCGTGTTACGAGTACCATACAAAGACTGACCACTAGTAAAAGGAGTCTTAGTGTTACCATATTGGAAATCTAAGAAGAACACAAGACCTGAAGGCATGTTCATTGGTTGAACTGAAACGAATTCTTTAGCTACGATAGTTCCGAATACTTTACGAACTAAAGGCAAAGCAATACCAGCCCAGTTTTCACCTGTTCCGTTAGAAATGAAAGATGAATCTGAAGTGATTTGGTTTGATTCAGTTACCAATTGCTTGGCTTGGTTTTCTAATAAAATAGACATATTATTTTTGTCTAATTCACCTAAATTTTCTAACAAACCGGTTTTGGTCCATTTGTTAGCCAATTTAGCAGCGTCGCTCTGCAAGTTCTTCCAAGAACCTGCGGCGCTCTCTAATAATTGTTGTACTTGTGACATTGTTTTAGTTTTGTTTTTTGTTTTGTTGTTGTTTTATTTAATAATTCCTGCAAGTTTTTGCATCCTTAAAACTTGAGCATCAGCTTCCATAATAGGTTTTCTTTCAACAATACCAGCGGGTTTAGAAGCAGATCCTCTTAACAATGATTCGTTAACAGGAGTTTTCTTGTTATTGAATCCTTCTGATAAGGTTTCAAATACTAATTTAGCTTCTTTTACGCTAGCGGCTTTATCGAAAGCAGCCAATACTTTTACTTTTTGACTTTCAGTCAAATTTTTAGCTTTGAAGATTTTGTTTGTGTAAAGTAATTTAGCGTTGAACAAGTTAACTTCATTTAATTCAGTTTTAATAGTTTCTAATGCAGAATAAGCTTCGTCTAACTCTTTCTTCATTTCTTTAACTTTTTTCTTGTAGTCTTCAACTCCTTCTTCTTCAGCAGTGTCTTTTTTATCACCACGTTTAGCAGCAGGAACATCTCCTTTATTACCGCCGTATTTTTTACGTTCAGTAATTTCTACTTCTTCTTCACTTTCAACTTCTTCCTCTTCACCACCTTCAATGTTGCCTTCTAATTCACCAGCGGCTACCATATCGGCGATTACATCTTCAATGAATTTTTTAAGATCATCCTCGTCCATGTTTTCGATGTCGATTTCTTCTTCCTCTTCTTCTTTTTCTTCTTCTTCAGCTACATTTCCGTGAGCAGTAGGACCTTTAGGATCATTTAATAATCCTTCTTCTTCCTCTTTTAAATCTTTTTTCTTTTCATCTTTTTCTTTTTTACCTTCATCCATAGTTTCAGCTTCGTCCATCTCAGCTTCATCCATAGCTTCAAGTTCTTTTAAAAGTTCGTCAAGATCTACCTCATCCATTTTTTCGGCTTCATCCATTTCAGCAGCTTCGTCCATGTCGTGTTTCATTTCGTCCATTTCTTTAGCTTCATCCATTTCGTAACCCTCTTCCATGTCATAGGTTTCCTCAACTTCTTTCTTTTTCATTTCGTCCATCTCTTTAGCTTCATCCATTTCATCCATTTCAGCTAACTTTGCAGCTAACTTTTCACGGAGCATAGGAGTAAAAGCTTCTTCAAGAGCGGCCTTTGCATTGGCGATGGCTGTTTCCTTAACAGCTTTAGCATCGGCAATGGCTTCTTTAAGTAAGTCTCTGTTTGCCATTTTGTTTTTTGTCCTCAAATAATTTTTGTTGGAAGTACGCTTATTGTTGACTGACGATTGTCGAAGCGTAATAGAATATTTTAATTCGATGCAACATAGAGCGTTGCATATTCTCATATACGTATATGAAGATTCTTTAAAGTCGCGAAAATATGAAACCCTCCTTTTTGGGGGAGGGTCGGTCCAAGGATGCTATCCAAGGAGGAGTGATTAAAATATAGGACAAGTTCCGTTAGCACATAAAATTTCAGTTAACAAAGAATTAACTTTACCATATGGATAAGTTTTAAATTCTTTACCTTCTTTAACTAAATTCATATATGAACCTGGATTTGATGGGGTTGATACAAAGTCCCAGCATAGTAATTCAAAATCATCCTGTACTTCTAAGGTACCTTCACTCATTTGTTTAAGTGAACCCATACCACGAGATGATACACCTACTTGAACGTTATTGTCAATAAGTGCTTTTAAAATATTACCAGATACAGTAGGTAAAATTTCTATTTTACCCATTACTTTATCTCCATTCCACCACATTTCTCTAATAATATGAGATACATTTTTTAAAGAAATAATAGAGGAATCAGGGTGATCTAATTCACCAGTTGATCTATTTTCTTTAACTACTTGTTGGTATTTATCAATTTCTCTTTCCCATAAATCTTTAGGATAATATCTACCATTACCATTTTTTACTTCGGCTGTTGCTAAAACACCTTCAACTAAAGGATTACCGGAAGGTGCTTTAATACCCTCATGTAATTGTGTACGAGATACACTAAATGGTATAGTTTCAATTAGTACTTGTTTCATATTATCCAGCGGCTTCAGCAGATGCTTCTTTTGCTTTTACATCAGCAACCTTTTTTTCGGCATCAGCTAATTCTTTTTTCTTTTGAGCTACTATTTTTTCGGCGGCTGCAATTTGGTCATCTAAGGCTCCTTCTTCAATTGTATCTTCGCTTAATTCATCTTCGGACATTAATTCTAATAAAGATTTTCTTTCAATTGATTCTTTTAATTTTAAATCACCATACCCAGAAGACTTATATTTACCTGTTGGTGCTTTAGGTTCACCCCCACCAACTACATCTGTTTTGTATCCAATTCCTTTTATACCAAATGAAGCTTGGGTATGATAATAGTTAATATCTTTAGCCATGTTTTTAGCAACAATAGCTTTTAATTCATCAACTGTTTTTTTAGCATTTTTAGGATCACCCATTTCAGTTAAATAACCTAACAAAAATGATTGACCATAAAGGTTATCAATGTTTTTAGGATCTTTATTATCAAACTGGTGATCTAAAGATGCTTGAACGTCTTTATCAATTTTTTCAAATGAATTTTGATCACCGTATTCTTTTTTCTTTTTAACTCCTACAGCTTCTAAAATATTGTCATTAAAAATTTTAAACCAGTCTGGTTTGTTTGAATTTTGAGTAACAATACCACCTACACTTTCATTAAGAATGCTTTTACCTTTTAAAATAGTAACAGCAGTATTATAATCAGTTAAAGGGGCTATAAATTCGGGAAATACACGACGAGCACTTTTTAAAAAGTCATCTTTATTTCCTTTTCCTTCTTTAATAAGGATGTATTGTTGTTGTAAGGTTTTTTCCATTTTATTATAAATATTATGTGTATAAAATTACTGGTGCACTACCAGCAGCTAAGCTTGCTGAGGTTATAAATAAAGGAATAGTTACACCAGCGGGAATAGTAAATGAAACACCAGATGCTTCAATAACATTTCCATTAGCATCTAATCCAGCTCCATATTTCCAAGCTGTAATTAATGATCCAGTTGGAGAAGTAATGGATCCTGTTCCTAGACTTTGTATTCCAGCGTAAGATCCAGTAACAGAATTACCTGCTGTTAAAATGTATCCTCCAAAATTTACGGGTATATTTGCCATATTATTATTGTTTAAATAGTTCTATTAAATCGTTTAAATATTCTTGAGCTAAATCAGTACCATAGACAATAGCATATGATTCAGGTTTATTTCTGTAGTAATCAATTGTTTGGTTTTTTGCTTGTTGCATCAATGGAACTAATTGATTTAATTTATCTTCTAAAGCATCAAAAGCCATTATACGA